TAGTAGCTTGTGTGGTAGCCGTAGTAGCTTTTGTTGTAGCTGTAGCTGCTGAAGTTGATGCATTACTTGCTTGAGTTGTAGCTGTAGTAGCCTGAGTTGTAGCTGTAGCGGCTTGCGTGGTAGCTGTTGTAGCAGAACTAGCTGCTGATGTAGCACTGTTTCCTGCTGCTGTAGCAGAGGTTGTTGCACTGTTAGCAGATCCAGTAGCTGAAGTTGCGCTAGATGCTGCTGAAGTCTGTGACGCTGCTGCAGCTGATTGTGAAGACGCTGCGTTTGTTGCAGAAGTACTTGCTTCGGCTGCTTTAGTTGTTGCTGTAGCGGCATCTGCTGCCACACTACTAGCTGAACCTGCAGCTGCTGTTGCACTTCCTGCCGCAGCTGTTGCGCTAGTTGCTGCATTAGTAGCCGAAGTACCTGCATTAGTTGCGCTTGTAGCTGCACCAGTAGCACTTGTAGCGGCGTTTGTTTCTGATACCTTTGCGGCTGCAGCGGCTGCTTCTGCAGATGCTACATCGGCTCCTATAATATCGGGGATACCGTCAATAAGGGTATCTGTAAATAATCCACCACTGGCGGCATTATCAGTAGCTCCTGTAAAGGAGCCAGGTCTTGCTGGTGTAGTCATTAGATTAACCCTCGTCCATTAAAGTTTACTTGTAAGTTACCGCCTGAAGCGTTACGTTTAGCATCCTCATCATTTGCTTCTGCAATTTCTGATAGGAATGCACCATTGTATTTTGATGCTTGAGCATCATCTTGTACATAAGCAAAGACTTCTGCTAATGCTCCAAATAAAAGAATCCTTTGGTTTTCATCACGTAACCAGTTAGGTGTTGAGATACCAATATAATAAGCATTTGTTACAGTCCCGCCACCAGAAGCTGCCTGTGCATCTGATTGAGTAGCGTAAGCTGTTGTTCCTGTATTACTATTAAAGTATAACTGTTTAGAATTAGTAACACCAGATCCTGCACCTGTTGTAGTAAGGAATCCAGCATTATAGTTAAGAACAGTTACAGCGTACACCGCATCTAAAGCAGGTAGTCTGCGATAATAATAAAGTTCTATTGTGTTTGCTTGATTGCTTGTTGAACCAGCACCAAACCCTGGGGTAAGATACACAACGTTTTGTTGTCTTGCCCAGTAGTTAAGGTTTGTATACTTTTCACTTAAAGCATCATTAAATGTTCGTATATCTAATTTTTCATTAAAGACACGTGTGGTTAATCCAGCAGAATCTACTTCTCTAATTTGAATAAATTCTATAAGATCGTAAGGTAATTGTATTTCTGTTATACTACCTTGTAAACTATTAGCTGCTTTAGTTCCAGCTTGTAATAGAGTTTTCTCATAAATAGCAACATTCTCTAGTGGTGGAACCCGTAAAGTTCTATACGCTTTATCTGCAGCATACTTAAGAGCATCTTGAATAATAGCATCACTTACTACTTCTTCATCCCTATTACACCATGTACGAACAAGTGCCACTAGCTGAGTATAAGTCAATGCCATAGTGGGCCTCCTGATTAAGTATTGACTACAAGATCTCTATATTCACTCAACAGAATAGATTTAAGCTTTTTAAGATTATTAGGATCACCCATAAAAGATGGGTCATGTAAATCTAAATGATGATCTTGCAATATTTTAATTGCAACAATATCAGGAATTGTAGCCATCTTACGATAACCACCTTTAGTTTTTCCAAAGTATTCTTGACGATCACGATCTTCTTTAGCTTGTTCTTTATATTGTGTTATATTTTGAGTTGCTTGCCAATCACCTGATTCTAGATCAAAGCCAGCATGAATATCTTTATCTGCTTCTACAGTACTACTGCGAAATTTAAAGTCAGTTTCTTTAGACATGTCCTCTTGTCTCCTTATGGTGTTTGTGTATATGGTGCAAAGCGTCCTGCTTTAATATACCCTAATCGTGCACCTGTTGCGCCTACAGCGGTTGGTGCATTTCCTACTGCTACTACTACAGCATTAGGATCAAAATGTGTAATTTTATTTGCCGCCTCATCGACACGATATGTGCATCTGTCTGCTGGGTAAGTATTCCCATTAGCAAGTCTAATAACTAGCATTTACTTATCTCCCTTTAAATTATGATTTGTTTTGAGCAGGACCACATCCAGCAACTTTACCACCTTTACCGTAGTATTTTGCTACATTACCGCCCATTGCTTTATATGTAGCAGCATCTTTATAACTTTTTTTATTTTTATTTCTTTCTTTTAAAATTGCTGCTTCTATTTCAGCCTTTGGTCCTACGACCATTCGACCATCTTTATTAATAACACCTGCCATATTTATCTCCTATATAAAAAGAAAGGGGAAGCCATAAAGACCTCCCCTAACAAATAGCCTAGTTAAGACCGTAGATAGCACCACAACCAAGTGGGTTGCGTACTTCCAAGGTGCACTCTTCAACCATCATTCCTTTGGTTGAGTCACCCTGCTGGCCTACATCTACTTCCTGCATAGGACGTAAGTAAGCTGTAGCAAACCACATTGGGTCATAGACCAATGCTGCAAAGTCAGCAACGTCAGGGATACCTGCGCCTGAGAATGCAGTACCGTTATCACCTTTAAGTGCAACAGCGTTTGACAGACCCATGATGTAGTTAGGAACTACCATAAGATCGCCAAAGTCTGACATGTATACGTCAACAGACTGACGGAGTTTTCCACCAGCGTCAATGTTACGAACAACACCAGTATCTGAAACCATCAGGTCTGAGAAGTCACGGCGAAGTTTTGGTGACAACATAACTTTAGTTGCCTTACCACCTTGCTCATAGATCTTCTGCATAACAGCATCAATGTCTGTCAGTGCAAGAGTTCCACGTGCTGGTGCAGTAGTGCCACCGTTAATTGATCCACGTACAGTGTCTGTGCCTTGTGCATCAGTACCAGCATTAGAGGAAGAAGCTGAAGGGGCTTCAAACTCACCTACATAGTTACATGTAGTTGCTGAGTTAATGAAAGACTGGTATCCACCAGCTGAACGTGAGTTAGCGTTCTGTACACCCACAGCATTAGCTGTGTTGTATGAGTGGATCATATCAAATTCCACATCACGGCGTAGCTCAGTTCCACGCTTTTTAAGCTGGTATGCATATTCGTCTGCAACACCTGCTTGATCTACTGCGCGGCGTGTGCCTGATACAGCAATTGTCTTACCGTTAATTTGAGTGTAGTTACCCAAACGAGTACGATAAGGACCAGATACTGCAAACTTGTTACCAGTTGCTGGAGTTGCACCAGTTCCAGTAGAGCCATCAGTAGATGGGGCAATCCAGTCAGTACCTTCGCCAATGCGAGAGTTGCCTGGAGCTTCTAGCTGATCTGTCTGCCACTCATGGTAGATAGCTGTTGCTTTAGATTTACCGATAGATGAAGTAAAAGGAGTTTCATCACGAGTAATCATTGTGATAAAGTTTGCTAGATCTTCCCGTTGGGAAACATCTTTGCCAGTTCCGCGAGCTGGTCCCTGTGGGCCACCAGTTCCGCGAACACCAAGATTATTAGCCATATTAATTATACCTCCGAGGTATTAAAGATTTAAAGATTGGTTGGCAAGACCTCTTAAAAACTCCATTTGATCTTCGTTAGAAGAGTCAGGACTCATTGCTCTAGCTTTAACCTCAGCCGCCTTGTCTTGTTTTTTGCGGGTTGTAGTTTTAGCCTTTTTAAGCGGAGCCTTTTTAGATGGAGTAGCTTTTCTTTTAGCAGTACCTTTAGTAATACCTTGTTTAAGCCTACGATAATCATCGACAAACTTTACAATAACTGGATCGGCAATTGAATCTAATACTTCTGTAGAAATACCTTCTTCAATAGCAAATTCACGAATTGCTACAGCAGTGTCTTCATTAAAGTCAGGGATCATGTCAGGAATGGTTTGATTAAAATATTGAATTTGTTCATTCCATTCTTTTTCATTTTGTGCTTGTTCAGACTTTTGAAGAGTAGTTACTAGTTCTTCACGTTGATTACGTGCATTCCAATAACTCTTTTGTACTTGTTCTCGTTTATCTTTTAATTCGCCAACTTCATATGTATCACCATCTTTACGAGCCTTATCAATTTGAGATTCGATATCATGGTACTCTTTAGAAAGAGCTTGTTCATTTGAGTACAGTATAGCAGCAGATGCCTTAGATAAGTTTTGGATTTCTCCAACCTTTTCTTGGTATTCTTCTTCTAACTGTTTTCTTGCATCACCAAGTTCACGACCCTTTTTAGACAGATGTTGTTCAGTAGAGTAACCTTTAATAAGGTCACCAAAAGAAACTTCGGTATGTTCGCCATCTATTTTGACTACAACTTTAGCTTCTAGATCCAAGTCATCTGTAGCAAACACATCAGGTTCATCGGTAGCGGATTCTTCATCAGCATCTTCTTCGTCTGTGTCGTCTTCAGTTTCTTCTTCAATCTCTTCTTCATCATCTTCATTATCGGATTCTTCTGATTCTTCTGGGTCTTCTTCATCAGGATCTTCCGCGTCTAACTCAGGTACTTGCTCATCGGGTAGAGTATCTACGAACTCAGAGTTCGCTATGATGTCAGCCAGCAAAGCCTCTTCAGTTTGACTATTAACCTCTGCAGTAGGTTCATCCGTTTGGGTAGAGCTTACAGGCGCTTCGGTATTACTTTCCATTTGCTATCTCCTTTTTAGGACTAGCCTTTTCAGAATTTTTTATTTTAGTATAATGATTAATAAGTGAATGCATGTGTACAAGTTTATCAGCATTAAGTTTTGCTTTACCTGCACTACGCATAGAGTCATACTCTAATGTATTAATCATTTCTTTGTAATTTGTTATAAGAGCATCGATATCAATCGTTCTCATTGTTGTCCTCCTGTAGGTGCGGAATGTTCTTTCCGTACATCTCAAAGTTCATCATTTTCTCCTTAACACTTCCTAGTGCCATAGCAGAACTGTAGAGAAACTCACGAGATTTAGTTTCATGCGGCTCCGTCTTGAGCCACTCAAGGAAAAAGTCAATTAAGACTTCACCATATACTTCATCAAAAAACTCATCCCGTTCCCTAGATGCAAAGTGCCCCTTAACATGGGATTGCCTTGCTAGTTCTTCAGGATGAATTTTATGATTACCGTATGACTTTTCGTTTCCCAGCTTCTTCTCAGCTGTCTTACGATACTTTTCCATTACTTACACACGATGATGGATGTAGATACGCTCATCAGTTTGAGCAGCTGTACCGTGTGATGTTTTAATGTTCTCCATTACACAAGCACCGTGTCCACCAACATGTGTGTAATTAAGAAATTCTTTTGCTGGGACTTTAATACCTTTATCAGCTGCATTAATTGAGCCAGCGCATTTAAGATCAAGTGTAATTACAGAGTCTGTTTCATTTGTAAATACAACTGTTTTATTATTTGAAGTGCTTGTCACTGCAGTTCCTGCTTGAGTAGCTCCTACACCAAGTTTACTAATAGTCGAATGTGCCATTTATATCATCTCCTGAGGTCCCTGTGGTCCCATCTGTGGTTGTGGCTGTTGTTGAGGTGGGCTTAGGATTTGCCTAGCTAACATAATAATCTGGTCATACCCAGGATGTTCTGGTAACTCTGCACCCTCTTTAGTTGCTCTAATTTGAAGATCTGCCCATTCTTGAAAATGTTTATCAATAGATACTGCAAGCTGTTTAGAATTATCATCCATAGTGTTTTTAGTTTGAGCACCAGTGTAAACAACATTTGCTTCTGCTAATGCAGCGTCTGCTTCAATCTTACGTTGTTGCAAAGCTTGTTCTGCTTGAGCTTTTTGTTGTTGACCTTGAATAGCCTGAGCAGCTTTTTGTTTAAAGTCATCTGTATTATAATCTTGTAAGAAGTCATTACTATCTATATCCATTGCTTCAATTAACTTAGTAGCAAGGATAGCTGGAGCTTCTGGTTTTACAATCATACCTGCACCTTGTTGTGATAATGCAGGAAGAATCTCTCCAGCAATACGACTATACTTTCCTATTAATGCAGAGTTAGAGTTTTCACCAATATCTAATAAAACTTCTAAGTCCATAGTTGAAGGTAGGTTTTGCATATTGATAGACTTAAATGCACCTGCAATATTATAATCCATATTACCTTTCATATTACTACGCATTGTAGAATATATACCAGACAAAAGACGTTTAAACCCTGTCTCAGCAAACCTACGAGCAATATGTTGAATACGTTTTTGTGCAGCAGACTGAACTGCCGATAACTTTTGCTCAGAATTACCTGACACATATAGTGTATCATTAAGACCTTGAGCAGCCTTAGACATACCAGTGGCTTGCTCTTTAATCATTTGCAAATGCTCAAGCAATGGTACAGTACCTGTTGAGATTGTCTCAGGGGGTAACTGTTGAACAGCACCTACAGGGCTACCATTAGTTGGTATGATTTGTTTAGGTTTCATATTCTGCAATGCAGAGAAGTCTACCACATTAGGATCAGCCAGTTTAGGCGAATAGTTAGTGAGGTATGTGTTCTCTACAAAGCCACGTAGGATGGCGGTCGATGCCAGTGTAGAACTACGTGTAAAGTCTGCCATTGATAAACCATAAAACTCAAATGGAATATCGATAGGAACAATAGAGGCCATTGGGATCTCATCACAATCTTCTTCATATAAGATGTGAGACCCTGCTATAATAAAGTGTTTTAACTCTGCAATACCATCACCATCACGATCAACATGCATCCAGCATTCTGTAACAGCTACTTCACGATTAGCTTCTAATGGTGTGGTTTCTTGCTGTAAGGATCCTTGAGTATACTCTTGTCCTGTAACTTGTTTACGTGCTGCAATATCTTGAGAGTATTTTAAACTACCTGACCATGTATCATCACCAAGTTCATCCCAAGCGTCAATACTTTC